TCAGTTACAACATCAGCAGTTACCTTACCGGCAGACATCGTACCCACGACAGTGTAGCGTGCGCCGAGATAACGCTGGCCCTTAGAACCAATGTTAGGGCTCATGGCCACGGCCACATTTTTGCCAAGAGTTAACGATGCCAACGGAATGGCAGCAGATGAACTGATGACTGTAGGTGAACTCAAATCAGCCGCAGCAGAAGAGATGACTTCAAAAGCAATGCTGGTGCCGCCTGCAAAAGCAGTGGTCACAGCAAAGTTCATGGTCAGGTCAGTGCCTTGGCCGATGTCTTGAGCAATACCCAAGTCAACGGTGTTGGTTGAAACGGCAGTAGTAGTCACTGCCTGGTCTTCGCTTACGCGCAGAAGTTTATCGGTAATCATGTTTGTTTCTCCTTAGTTGATGATCGGTTAAACGACACGGGCTTCAGTGTTGATCAAGCTGTCAACGCAGCGGAGAGGAACACCCTGGAACGACAACCATGCGGTCGGCATACCAAACTGGCCCAAGCCTTCGTTGATCTTCAAGACGTACTGAGACTTGTCCAATGCCGCGACTGACAGGCCAGAGTGAACAGTGCGGTTCATGTAGAACGCAGCACGGCCCATTGCCATGTTAGGGATGCGGTACAAAGCACGCGCCATCAATTTAATGATTGCGGTACCAGCAGCCGCAGCCTGGCTTCCAGTCTGTGCCAACAAGTCACTCACATCGATGTTTGCGATGCGAACAACATAGCGCCAGTCTTTCACGACCAAACCATTTTTCCACTGATAGCGGGTTGCATAAGCCTGCAAGCGAGTGTTGTCGCTGTTGTAGACGGTCTGCTCACCGAGATCTTCATGGATCAAGCCAGCCTTGGAGCCCTTGGGGAACGGGCAGTAGACAGTGTTGTCACCCCAAACCACCAAGAACACCGAGGTGTTGTCGGAACCGGAACCACCAGCATCAAGGATGTTCTGTGCATTGGATGCAGAGAGATCGCTGTAGCGAGGTGCCAAGCCCAAGAAAGTCTTCGGATCAACGCCAGGGTTGCCGTAGAACAGAGTTGTAGCCTGGGTCTGGTTCATTGCTTCCAGGAACGCAGTGTCTTCCGACAAGCGGAATTGAGCTGTGTTGCCATTCAGCATGGCCAAGTCTTTGTCCACTTCGGAACGTGCTTCCAACATACCGCAAGCTTCGTCCACTTGTGCAGTGGTTGATTTGCTTGATGGGATACCTTGGTTCAATGCACGCCAGTAAACACTTGGCAGGCCAGTACGAACAACCACACGTTCACCGGTAGGCAAGTTGCCTTCCTTGAACACGCAGTCAGACAGGATCTCGTTGGACTGCGAAAGCAGTTCAGCGATGATCGGAACGCGACCATCGGGGTCGCTCCGCTTCGCCCAATCGGCGAGGGTGAGATTGCTAGTTGAGAGAGTAGCCATGTTAGCTCCTATTAAAGTTGATGATGATGAAGCCGCCATCGATTAGTTGACCATTCAAGTTAATCATTGCGACTGGTTTGGATAAAGTGCAGACGAATAGCCTGCCATGTCTTTGGGCATCGACCTTGCGGCACCAGACCCTTGAGATGGCCCAACATACTTATCTGTACTGATCGCTTTCCCCGCCCTGTACATAAACCGAATTACTTCGGGATGATTGCCCAGTTTGGATTGGTTTAGCAGCTCTTGCAAAGCCGGTGTACCGAATGCATCCAGTGCTTTCTTGGCAACTGATAGGTTTTCTTGCAGATTAGATCCGCCGTATTCCTTGTCAGCTATAGCCGTGGCGGCCCATTCATTTTGAATGGCCTGGACTTGTTCAATTTGACGTTGCACGATAGTCGGTGCAACCTTGTCAATCACCTTCTGTGCAGCGTCCTGCGTAAGGTTGAGTTCCTTTGCTACATCCTTGAACGCACCAAGTACACCGTCATCGAACTTTGCTTCTCTTCCAATTGCTTTTCCAAGCGTGTCGGATTTGAATTCATAGTTCTCAGGCGCACCCAATACGCTTGGGGGCTGGTCGCCAGTTTTCTCAACAGCCTTACCCGCTTCCTGCGGAGGCTGCTCCTGTACTACAGGGGCTTCTTGCTGCCCTTGTCCCACCTTGTCGCCGCCATAGTAGGCATTGTTGTCGGCAGGGGTTTGCGATGCATCCGCGCTATTGGCTTGGGTGGCTTCTG